AGGCCGGCGCCCTCGGACGGCATGTCCGGAACCTCGACGTACGGGTCACCGTCAATCGTGTTCGGGCGGCCCATGGCAATGCTAGGCATCCAGATGTAGTTCTTGTCGCCGTCCTTCAGCTTGCGCACCGACCCAAGCGTGGTCCGGTTGAGCACCCACACGGCATTGCGCGCGTAAGCCGTCTTCAGGGTATGCTTCAGCGTCATCAGGCCATTTGCCTGACCGTCCGAGTCCGCAATGGTCGTCGCCGTGCCGGAATTGACGCCGGTAACGTCTGCCGACACCAAGAAGCCCTGCGGCTTGCCAACGCCGGTGCCCGACACGAACGCAGCGCCTTCGGCGTCAGCGAACTGCTCGGTAGCCTCGAAGGAAATCTCCGACTCCATGTTGAAGGCGGAATCTTCGAGGTTCTGCTGCGAGATGTCGATGAGCGCGTACATTTCGTGGGTCGGGATTTCCCACATGCCGTACCGGAGACCGTCGGTCTCGGTGCGGGTGCCCTGCTCGGCGGTCCACTGCGCGGCAAACTGGCCGGTGCGCTTGGGAATCATGATTGCCTTGGACGCGGTCTGGCGAACGCGGGCAAGCTGGCGGGCCGGAGAAATTTCCGTCACCGTCTTCAGGATTTCGCGAACGTACTCCATCGGGGCCAGATAGCCGCCGGTGGTGTCATTGCCGACCGAAAGCGCCTTGTACTCCGCGGTAACATCGGCAAGCGCCTTCTGCTGCGGCGCGGTAAGGTTGGCAACGCCCATCAAATTGGCCGAGACGACGGCACGTGACCAATCGTTGACCTTAGCCTTAAGCTCGGCCTTGCGCGCCTCTGGATCTGAAGAACCATTGAGCGAAAGCAAGTTAAGCTTCGCCTCAAGCTCGTCAACGTGCTTCTTCTCTCCGTCAAGAGCGGTCTTAGCATCGTCTGCGACCCGCTTGGCCTCAATCATCGAAGCGGTAAGCTTCTGGTTGGCGTCCTCGTATTTCGCAAGCGAAGCCTCGATGCGGTCGACCTTTTCGGTCGTCAGGGCGTCGGCGGTGCCCTTCTTCTCAATTTCTTTGATGCGGTTGTCATTGGCGGCCTTGAATTCTTCAAAGGCGGTCATGACCTGTTCAACTGCGGTTTTCTCGACCATGATATATCCTTTCGGGATGTAGGGTTAAATGCTGGCGCGAATGCGCGCTGCCAGCGCAGCTAATTCGGCGTCCTCGTCCCGAGGAAGTGCCTTGTATCCGCCGGAGGCGATTGCCTTGGCGGCCGAGTTCGAAAATCCTACATCCCGCAGGGTCTTCTCCAGGTCTCTAATCGTCTTGATGTCCGCAACCTTAATTGCAGACACCCGCGCGCGGTCGTTGGATGGTTCATCCACCAACGAAACCTCGCGCAAATTTATGTGTTCCAGCCGGCGACGAACCTTTTCGCCGTCGCCCGGCGCGGACTGGTCCACCATGAACCCGATGGACAGGCCGTCAAGCGCGCCGTCCTTCATAAGCCCATGAATGCGGCGCCCCATGTCTGTGTCGAGCGCGCTAAGCTTGCCCTCGACATACAGACCGCGGCCGTCTTCCTCCATCTTCGTCCACTTGCCTACCGGCAAGTCGTCCGCAAATGGGTTGAGCGCAGCGCCGTGCATCAATTTCATGGCGGGCAAGCGTCCTCGCGACTTCCATTCGCCAAGCGACTTCTTGAATGCGCCAGGCTCGATAATGTCGCCATGACTGTCTAAATTCGCAAAAACGGCGCCGTACCCCTTGAATTCACCTGTTACGGCGTCAATCGCATCGGCCGCGAATTTGACCTCAATGCGTTCAATCGTCATGTCACTGTTTCTCCGGGCGCTGTGACGCCGTTAGGCGCCTCGCCAGGCGCTAAATTTGCAGGTTTCGGCAACTCGTCGCCGCCCTCAATCGAATTCATGTCCTCAAGCGCGCGGATTTCGTTTGGCGTCATCCAGGCGGGCGACCCGCCGCTGCCCAGCGCCTTCGCGTACCCCTCCGAGCGGTCCTTGAACGCGCCGCGGAGCAGAGAATTCATGTTGAAGTGCGCCGAATAGCCTTCGTCTTCCGGCCCATCCAGCAAGTCGTTATCAATCGACTGCTCAAGGCGCTGCACCCATGGCGCAAGTGTGTGCACGACATGCGCTTGGAACACCTGCTCGGCGCTTGCAAAGGTCATCGACTGCCCGGCGTGCCCAATCATCGGCGGAAAGACGCCGAACGCGTGGCAAATCTGCTCAACTTGAAACTTTCGCGTCTCAAGATGCTGCGAATCCACGCCAGTCATGGATTGCGGAGTCCACGTGAACCCGGAATCAATCACAAACGGCTTGTGCTTATTCGCGCCGCCAACTTGCGCCGCAATCCAAGACTGAATTTCCTTGTATTTGTCCGGGCCAAGTTTGGCTTCGGTTGAATATGTGCCGGCCATCTGCAGTCCGTTAGCGTGCAACTCGGCCTGCGTGTTTTCAGTGGCTATCGTAAGGCCGATTGTCTCGCGCGCTAGCCGCACGGGATCCAGGCCGCGCCACGTATCCCACGACGGGCCGCGGACGTGCCATATTACCGACTGCGGTACGGTCATGGACCGCCCGTCCAGGCCGCTAATCATGTAAGTGAGCGAGTAATCCTGGTTGCGCGTAATCGACACGCAGCCGGGGTCAAGCGGGATAAGCTCCTTAACGCGTCCGCGGACCATGTTTTTGTAGAAAAACGCGTTTCCGGTAAGGCAAAGGTGCAGAATCATCGTTTCGCGCATGGCAAAAGACGTCTGCCAGCGGTTTGGTTTGCGATTGAGCACCTTGTAAAGAGGGTGGTCTGGCGCCGGCTCCCATCCCTTGCCGCTTGGTAATTCGCGCATAACTCGCAGCGGAACCTGCGAAATGCCATTTGCAATGGCCCTAATGCAGGCATAAACTACAGAAACGTCTAGCGCGGTCTGCCAGTTGACCGGAACTCCAGCCTTAACCGGCATAAGCCCGACGTAGTTCTCCCATTCCTGCGAATAGACAACGCCCTTTGTCTCCGCAGACTTACGCCGCGGTAACCAATCCCAAATGCCCATCGGCAATCCTTGTGTGTTGCCGCGGTTGCGGGCTAGGTGGCTGTTGGCGGCGCCGAATAATCCACCGTCGGGTCTAAGACTTCCCAAAACGACGGACCGCTATCCGCTTCCATGTGTGTGCCGGTCGCAGACGCGGCCATCGCAAGCGCGACAGCGCCATCGATGCGACCGCGCGAGTGTTGCTTGTCCAGTTTGCGGTTTCCGGTAGGGTCCGTTTTGACAATGGCGTTCATCATGCACATCGTCAAAACCGGCTGCCCGCCGTGCGCAATCTTCTTGTTCAAGATTAGGCTTTCTAGCGTGCGGAGCGCAGGCGACATGGACTGATAGCCCTGCCCGAACTCCTCGAACACTGCGTCGTCGCCGTCTAGCTGCTCTTCCGTAAAGCCAGCCTTGGCCAGCCATGGCTTTAGGTGCCGCCAGTTCCAGCGGTCAAACGCTATCTTGCGAATGTCCATTGTGTCGAATATCTCGCGCAGATAAGCGGCGATGTATTCATATTCAACAGTCGGGCCGGGCGTCTTGTTGATGTGGCCTTGGTCGTGCCAAACGTCATAAGGGACGCGGTCAGACCTCGCTCGCTCGCGCAAACTATCGCCAGGCAGCCAAAACGTCGGCTTAACGTGCCAGACGCCGTCCTTCGGCGCCATAAGCACAAGCGCGGTAAGGTCGGACACCTCCGACAAGTCCATACCGCCAAATACCGGCAATCCAGCGAAGCTTTCCGCAACAGGCGCCTCGCACGCCTTCCATACGCTTGGCGACACAAACGGCGCCGACGCATCAATGCGTTGATTGAGGAACAGCCAACGGAAACTAGACTCAACAGTCGGCTGCCTCGATGCCCGCCGCGCCATGTCCTCAACTTCAGCCGTAGAGCGAAACACACCTAGCGCAGGATTGGCCGCGGCCCAGGCGGAGCGGTCTTCAAGTTCGCAATCGTCCGGCGCTGTGTAAACGTGCGACACAATGCGCGGATCCTTGGACGTCTCCGCGTCGTCAATC